GTTCGGCAACGGTTCGCGTCTACCAAGCGAACACCGAATACGTGTGCGACATTGACGACATCTACACGACCACCGGATTCATCTTGAAGACCTCGACGTTTGCTGACGGCAACTTTGATGTGACATGGTCGGCGACCGATGTGCAACTTGAACCGTTGAACGGATACTTGGATGGCATCGAATGGTCGTTCAACAAACTGCGTGCCGTTGGCGACTACCTGTTCCCGACCGTCAACGCCAACTACGGTGAGCAAGCACTTGTCCAGGTGACTGCCCGCTACGGGTGGGCGTCGGTGCCGTCACCTGTGAAGCAGGCGTGCATCATCCAGGCGTCACGATTGTTCAAACGTCTGGACAGCCCACTGGGCGTAGCCGGATTCGGCGATCTCGGGGCCATACGTGTCTCTCGATTCCTTGACCCTGACATGGCTCAGTTGGTTGAGCCGTATCGACGGATGCGGATGTTTGCCTGATGCCTGCAACACCAAGCCAAATCAAAGACGCACTCAAGGTTGCCCTTGAGACCATCCCTGGGTTGCGGGCCTACGACTACCAACCAGATCAGGTCAACCCACCGTTCGCCTTCGCAACGCTGGAAGAAATCACGTATCACGGGGCGATGGGTGCAGGCAACATCGTCAACCGTTTCTCCGTGACGGTCGTAGTGCAACGAGCCTCAGAGCGAACAGCCCAAGACAAACTTGATGCCTATGTCGCATACGACGGTGCGCAATCCGTTCGTCGAGCTCTTGAAGCCGACCGAACGCTGGGTGGTGTCGTGCAAGACCTCATCGTCACCGGTGCCACCAACATCACGAACATTGACGCCAACGACACCCTGTATCTCACGGTGGATTTCCAGCTCATCGTGTACGCTTAGACCATGGCAAAGTATCTCGTATCTGGACCCTTCCCGGTGAGCGGCGTAAAGCCCGGCGGTCATGTGGACGGCAGCGGTATTGACAATGTAGAGTTGTTGATTGCGGCAGGCATCATCACGCCAGTCGCAGAATCTTCCAAGCAATCCTCAACAGCCGATAAGGCAGGAGACAAAAAGTCATGGCAAAGTTAGTTCTCAAAGACGTCAACGTCAGCTTCAACGGCACCGACATCTCGGCAAACGTCGCATCAGTAACCCTGAGCACATCAGCCGCTGAAGTTGCGACAACCGCATTCGGATCGTCGGCTGTAACTCGCGTGTCCGGTTTGATTGACAACAGCGTGACCTTGGCGGTCCACAACGACTACAACGCCATCGACGGATTGTTCTTCCCACTCGTCGGCTCAACCGCAGTCACCTGCGTCGTGAAGCCAAACGGAACTGCTGCCGCCTCGTCGGCCAACCCTTCCTACACGTTCAGCGTTCTCGTAACCGAGTGGACCCCAGTGAACGGTGCAGTCGGCGACCTCGCCACCGCAGACGTCACGTTCCCAATCTCAGGCGCAATCACCAAGGCTGTCGCCTAGTTCTAATCACTTCACCCTGCGGAGGTAATACATGAAACTCGGATTGAGCGTGCACACGCACGACGGAAAGCAACGAACTGCTGTCGTGCAGTTTGCTGACTGCGTCAAGTACGAAGAAGTGCACAACATCTCCATGGCCAAGGTCGAGGACGACATGAAGATTCGTGACCTTGCTTGGCTGGCTTGGCATTGCGAGAAGCGCAACAAGTTGCACTCACTTGACTTTGATTCTTGGCTTGAGACCATAGAGAACATCTCTATCGGTAACGAGAGCGAGAACGTGATACTCCCTTTGGAGAGCACTCAGTCCATTGGCTAATCGCCTATTTGGCGTGCGAGACAGGCATTGCGCCTTCTCAACTACTGGCTGAGTCACCACGAATGATTTGGACGATGCAGAAGTATCTGTATTGGCGTCACATACAACAGAACCCCAACACGCCGTACAATCGTTCCAATGGCTAAAGTTTCAACAGGCACCCGGATTGCGTCGGGTCGTGCCGGTGACGTTTCGTTCGCTGCACCAGGACTCATAGAGTTTCTGCGTGATGCTTCACAAGCCCTAAAAGGTTTTGACCTTGAGATGCGCAAAGCGGCTCAAGAAGTAGCACAGCACGTAGTTGATCGGGCAATCGTCAACGCCAACGCACAACCACCGCAAGGCAAACCCCGAGACGGTTCATCCGGACATTCTCAAGCCAGTCAAGTAGCCAGAGCATTGCGTGCTCGACGCGACCGCATCCCGACCATCAAATTGGATCACAAGCGTGGTTTCGTTTCTGCTTCACGTCCAAATCGCGGTCGCAAGACGAAGGTAACGATGGGTGATGTGTTCTATGGTGCCGAGTTCGGTGGCCGTCGCAGAAAAACGACGATGCAGTTCCCACGGCACCGTGGCCGCCAAGGCTATTTCTTCTGGCAGGCGGTACGAGATAACAAGTCCTTCATCGTCAAAGAGTATTCGGATGCGATTGAGCGGGTCTTGAAGAACCTTGCCAAAGGTGCTCAGTGACGCTACGCTGACCTACAAGGAGCCCGCCATGTTCCCAGAAGTTCAGTTGGACAACGTTCGTGCCGTCAGGTTCGACTACGTCAAATCTGTCGTCCCCAAACCGCTCGCTGGTTCGTGGGTGCAGTTGTGGTCTCGTCTGTGCATCCGTAAGGAAACCCGACGCAAGGATCAGCGTGCGCTGTGGTCGCCAGTCATCTACGCATCAGGCACCACACGAAGCAATCGCAACGTTGAGGCTGTGACCTGTCTCGTGGTGGACATGGACGGTGAGTCGTTTGACCACGCTCGGTTGGATGGCTTGGAATGGTTCGCATACACCACATGGTCGCATCGCCCGAACGATGAGCACTGGCACTTGGTGCTCCCTCTCAAAGACCCGGTGCCTGCACATCGTTGGGCAGAGGTGTGGACTCGGTTGCATGAACGCATCAACGTCGTCGGCGACCCAGCCACGAAGGACCCTGCACGCATCTTCTATCTCCCTCAGCATCCTGTGGGACGGTTTGATTGGTCGTCTCGGAAGTATGGGCATGGCGAGTTCTTGGATGCTGAGTTGGGTGAGTTGTTCGTTCCGCCTCGAATGGTGGTGTCGTCAATGCCGAAGGCTGCGCAGTCACCTCGACGTAGCAACGAGCACTACCGTCCAGAGTCATGGTGGAATGAACCGCAAGACTTATCACGGTTCGCCGGGATGACGCAACCACAGATTGCAGCCAAGCTGCTAGGCGAGTTGAGAGACCTGCGAAAGTCATGGGTCTTTGACTGAGTAGAATGTGCGCTCATGGCCGTTGAGCGACAGTTCATAGTAAAGCTGCTGGCTGACCCCAAAGGGATCATTGCCGACTTCCAGAAGGTTCGCGGCGAAGCAGAAAAGACGTTCGGTATTTCCAATGCCAAACTGCAAGAACTTCTGCCAGGGTTCAAGATTCTTACGACTGCAGCAGCAGGTGTGTTCGGTGGCTTGGTTGCTGGTGCAGGTCTGGCGGTCAAGGCCGCTGCGGAGAATCAGGCTGAGCAGCATCGTCTTGCCCAAATCCTGAGCACGACTGGCAAGGCGACCAGAGATCAAATCAAAGACCTGAACGCTCAGGCTGATGCGCTTGAAGCGGTCGGTGTCGTCGCAGGTGGCAATGTCACCGTTTTGCAATCACAACTTGCCACGTTTGATTTGCAGGCTGACACAATCCAGAAGTTGACCCCAGCAATCGTCGACTACGTGCTCGCAGAAAAGGGTGCGACGGCAACATCCGAAGACTTCAAGTCAATGACCAACGGCCTCGCCCAGGCATTGAACGGCCAGTTCGGTGCATTGACTCGTGCCGGGTTCGTCCTTGATGAGAACACCAAGTCGTTGATTAGTAACGGAACCGAATCTGAGCGTGCCGCTGCAATCGTGGACGTGTTGAGCTCTACCTACGGCGGGTTCAACGAGGCGTTACGCAACACCACAGAAGGTCAACTGTTGGCTTTCCGTAACTCAATAAACAAACTGCAAACAGATTTGGGCACCGCGTTGCTGCCAGTCTTCAGCAAAGTTGCGGAGGCTTTGGCGAGCTTTGCTGGCTTTGCCGCTAGGAACAGCACGGTTGTTGGGGTGCTTGCGCTTGCGGCCGGTGTGTTGTCGGCTGGAATCTTGGCTTTGGCTGCCACGTTGAAAGTAGCCGCATTCCGAGCCCGTTTGTTGGAAGTAGAAATACTCAAAAACAGTGTCGCATTCAAGGCTGCCAACACAGCCGCAATGAGTCTTGGCAAAGGACTTGCTGGGTTGATGATTGCTGAGGCTTTGGCTCCCGTGTTCAATTCTTTGACCGGTGCTACGAGTCGTGCAGATAAGGCATTTGTAAATGCCAACGCCAGTCTTACTTTGTTTGCGGCAGGCACAGAGACCGCTGAGGATGTTCTAAAAAACTTTATTGATGTTGCGCAGAAAGACTTGCAAAAGTTATCTCCTGCCGCAGCTTTGAAAGATGCTTTGACATTCCAGGGATTTGGCAGAGACTTCAAGTTGCTAACAAATGATATCGCCTTGGATATTGAGGTCGTTGATCGAACATTCAAGAAGTTTGCTGATTCAAGCCCTGAAGCTGCCCAAAAAGTCATTGATGCCCTGAAAGCGCAATTGGCCGTCACCGATCCGTCAACTCGTTCATTTCAAGATTTGACCGACGCAATAGCGCGTTACGAAGGGCAATTGCTCGTTACACGGTTGGCGCAAGGCGGCCTGAACGAAGAACTTAGGGAGACTCAATCGTTGCAAGAGGTTGTGTTTGGTGTTCAACTCAAAGCAACTTTGAGCAAGTATGACGACCTTCGGGCTAACAATGCGAACGCTGATTCATTGAAGAAGTTTCAGCGAGAGGTGTATGGTCTCACAGAAGCGACCAAGGGTGGAACTTCTGCAACCGAGAAACTTGCTCAAGCAAAGGCGAAGTTGAAGTCGTCTACTGATGCGGTTGGTTCGGCACAAATCACGAATCGTAACGCTGGTGAGCGGTTGGAGTCGGCTGAGAAGTCTTTGACCAAGGCAACGACCGACGCTACTGCTGCTCGTGACAAGTTGCGTATCGCCATGAAGGGCTACGGTACGGACTCGAAGGAAGCTGCTGCTGCGTCACGGACGTTGGCTGGGGCCCAACGGGACTTGCAGCGTTCGCAGCGTGGTGTGGAGACTGCGTTGCGGAATGTGGCTGAGGCCGAGAAGCGTTTGGCTGATTTGCGCAATAAGGCTGCTGATCCGAATGAGGTTATGAATGCCGAGTTCGGGTTGGAGAAATCAAAACTTGATGTTGAGGAGGCGACGTTGGCGGTTGCTGACGCTGAGGATGCTCTCGCCAAGACGTTGGCTGACCCGGAGGCTTCGCCGCGTGATAAACGCAAAGCGGAGTTGGCTTTGGTTGCGGCGAAGTTTGCGTTGCGTGATTCAATCATTTCGGCTGGTGAAGCGGAGCGCGAGGTCATTGCGACTCGTGCAACTGGGGCTACTGCTGAGGAGTTGGCTGAGGCTGAGCGTGCCCTGGAGGATGCGAAGTTGTCGGTTGCGGATGCTTTGGATTCTCAGACGACTGCTTTGGAGCGGTTGAACGAGCAGCAGGAGAACTATCGCAAAGTCACGGAAGGCATCAACGAGCAGGATAAAGAGTTCTTGGAGTTGTCCGCCGAAATTGTCAAGGCGGACGAGGATCAGGCGACAGCGGCTATCGGTGTTCGTGACGCTCGGGAAGCCGCTGTGAAAGCGACGAACGATTTGCGTGAGGCTGAGGAGCAGTTGCGTAGTAGCCGTAAGGAGTTGCGTTTGGCTGGTGGGAAGCCACCGGGTCGGGCTTTCGGTGGTCCTGTGATGGGTGCTCGACCATATGTGGTTGGTGAGCGTGGACCTGAGTTGTTTGTGCCGAACTCCAGTGGAACGATTGTGCCGAATTCACGTCTTGGCGGTGGTGGTGGTGGGGTGGTTATCAATGTGAGTGTTGGTGGCGGTGTGGTGAATGGGGCTGCGGTGGGTCAGGAGATTGCTGAGTATCTGCGTGACTTCACTCGTGTGAACGGTCCGCTTGGCGATTTTGTGTCGGTGTAACTCATGGCGAAGACGATGCCGTGGGGTGAGGTCCTCAAAGTTGAGTTGGATGTCGGCTACATTGCTGATGCATTCACGTTGGATTCATCCACTTTGGATGGTCCCCAAGTCTTGGATGGGACGAGCGATTTCGTAGACATCACCGAATACGTCACGAATGTGAACATCACTCGTGGCCGTTCGGATCAGTTGTCAACTTTCGGTCCAGGTATCTGCACCATCGTTGCTGATGACCGTGCAGCCAACCGTCAGTTCGACCCGGCGAACACCGCATCACCCTGGTATCTGAACGACCTCGGTATTGCACCGCGACGCTTCATGCGGGTGTATGCGGGTACGGCTGGGGATGAGCCTCTCTGGTATGGCCGTGTGAACGATTTGGATATCGAGTATTCGCAGCCGAACATTTCGTTCGTTTCCATTTCGGGTGTGGATGATTTGTCGGACTTTGCCAAGAGTGACCTGTTGGCGTTCACCCCAACACAGACCACTCCGCAGGGTCGGTTTGCAGAGATTCTTGACCGACCCGAAGTGGCGTACTCGACTGCGACTCGGAGCTTGTCAACGGCGTGTGTGGCGACATTGGGGACGGTGGCGTATGGCGACAACGTGAATGCGAAATCGGCGTTAGATGCTGTCGCCCAGGCTGAAGATGGACGGTTCTTTGTGTCGAAGGATCCGACTGTTGGTGTGGTGTTGCAGCCTCGTATCTCGTTCTCGTTTGATACTCCTTCGTTGACGTTCTCGGATGTGGCTGGGACTGCTGTGCCGTATCAGAATCTGTCGGTTGGGTTTGGTGCTGAGACGCTTATCAACCGGGTGCAGGTTGGGGTGCAGGGTCATGCGATTGCGACGGCGGTGGGGACTGCGTCGATTGCCCAGTATGGGGTGTCGGCGTTGGCGTTGAATGATGTGCCGTTGTCGTCCACTGCTCAGGGTGAGTCGTTGGCTGCGAACTTGTTGGCGAAGTATGAGGAGCCGGTGTCGCGGTTCAATCAGATTGAGATTCTGTTGAACGGGTTGACGTTAGGTCAGCAGGAGTCGTTGGCTGAGTTGGAGATTGGTGATGTTATTGCGGTGACGAAAACGTATGCGGTGGGGTCGCCGTCGGTTGTCACCCAAAATGTGTTCATTGAGCGTATTCAGCATCAAATCAATCCGCAGGCTCATCGGATGGTGTTGGGGTTGGGTCAGGCTCAGCTGCTCACCCAGTTCATTTTGGATACCAGTGAACTTGACGACACAACTGTTGGGCTAGGATAAGACCACTATGACCGCACGACAGAGCTTTACAGTTGGACAGACATTCACTGCTGCGCAGGCTAACGGTTTGGCCGAAGCGGCCATCGCAGTGAACGCACAAGGCACAGCCACTTCGTACACACTTCTAGCCACAGATGCGGGAAAACTCATCACGTTCACAGGCGGTTCAGCAACCATCACAATCCCTTCAAGCGTTCTTGATATCGGCGATCAAGTGAACGTGGCTCAACTTGGCACAGCGCAAGTTACTTTCGGTACTGCGTCGGGAGTCACTCTTGTCTCTGACGGAACGGCACGCAAAACGAAAGGTCAATACGCAGTCGCCACTTGTGTTCAATACGACACAAACGCTTGGCTGCTTCTCGGAAACATAGCGAGCTAAACAATGCAAATCCTTGCAGTGCCTTCTGGTGCTCAGGCTCCAACGAGCGTTGAGTATCTTGTTCTCGCTGGCGGCGGCGGAGGCGGCGGTCAACGCAACACAAACGGCTCCGGTGGTGGCGGCGGCGCTGGTGGATATCAGACAAGTTCATCATTTGCAGTAATACCTGGAACTGCATACACCGTGACTATTGGTGGTGGCGGAGCAGGTCGAGCAAACAACTCGGGACTATCTGGTGGCAACGGCAACAATTCGGTGTTCAGCAGCATCACGTCAACTGGTGGCGGCGGTGGCGGTGGATGCAACAGCGGAGGCAATCTGGTTGGCGAAAACGGCGGCTCGGGCGGTGGCGGTTCATTCACCAAAGCTGGTGGCACTGGTACAGTCGGCCAAGGCAATAACGGTGGTGCGGGTAATGCAGGCCAAGAAACAGGTGGCGGCGGTGGCGGTGCCGGCGGTGCCGGTGGCACGGGCGGCAACCCCAACGGTGGCGCACAGGGTGCAGGTAGCGCATCAAGCATTACTGGTGCATCTGTAACTCGTGCTCAAGGTGGAGAAGGAGGTTGGAAAGATACGACAGTGGCGGCCAATGGTGGCGGTGGTGTTGCCAACCTCGGTGGTGGTGGCGGTGGCGGATCAAACGGCAACACCACACCCGGAGGAGCTAACGGAGCGTCCGGAGTCGTCATCATCGCCTACCCTGATTCCTTTGCCCCTCTCAAATCAATCGGCGCAGGTCTGACATACACAGTTTCAACGAGTAGTCGAACTGGTTTCCGTGTTTACACATTCACCGCAGGAACGGACTCAATAACGGTATAGACATGGCTCACTACGCATTTCTTGATTCCAACAATTTCGTCGTTGAGGTCATTACTGGACGAGACGAAAATGATTTGCCTGAAGGCATTACGTCTTGGGAAATTTACTACGGCAACATTCGTGGCCTGACATGTAAGCGAACTTCTTACAACACCTACTACG